CTTGATATAACCATTATATAAGGATATTTTAATGAGTGCAACAAGAATTAAAGGTGCTGAAGGTGTAATAATTGATAGTAATTACTACCTTGAACTACCTAAAGCACAGACGAAAACTACTACCTACGCTGAACGTGCAGGTATGATCCGTTATAATACAGCATGGAAAGCATTTGAAGGTGTTCTTGATTTTGATGATGGTACAGTTGAATACAGACGTTTTGCAAACCTTGACTCAAACGGACAATTACTAACATCTCAATTACCAAGCTATATTACTAGCGGTACTGATTACATGGGTACATATTCCCCAATTACAGATGATATCGATCCACCTGTAGTTGTAGGCCAATATGATATTTTACCAGCTCCGACTACAGATAATGCGGGTGATTATTTTATTATTCGTGGCATTTTTGATGCTGCACAAGCACACTATGTAGCAAATTCACCAGCTACATCACCTGTAATTTTCACTGTATCAAATCCAAGTTCTCAGGGGAACTGGATTGAAATCAAATATTATTTCAGTGTCGATCCAGTAGATACCTCGAAAAAGATTGTTGTTGCCGCATTTGGTCGCATTGTCGTATCAGCAATTCCAAGTACTGGTCATGAGGGTTTAATTTCATTATCTTCAGATTCAGATTTAACCGCTGCTTTTACACAGGTTGATGACCGTTCAATCGAAACAGCATTAACTGATGGTGATTGGGTTATCAGTACTGGATTAAAACAACAAAGATTACGTAATTCAAGAGTAAGTATTAGTGCTGGTGCAGTTATGTTTGACCGTACTATTTCTACTGCAACTAATAGAGGCTTCGCTTCAAGTACTGGTACAGTACAAACCATTCTAGATAGTTTGATTATGTCCGGTTTACGCCGCACTGGAGACTCTATGCTAGATGATGGTGGTAAGGGAGCCGGACGCCTTGGGTTGACATATGGTACTGCCACAGCCCCTGCTATTGCGTTTAACAGCAATCCATTTGATGCTACCACGAATCCAGGCAATGATCCTACATTATGGTCAGATACTACAACTGGTATTTTCCATCCTGCAACCGGTAGTATTGGATTTTCTGCAAGTGCAGTTGAAAGATTACGTATTTCACCAACACAGATTATTGCATATCCAGTTGCTTCTGCTTCAGTAACAGTACCGAATATTTTATTCTCTGCAACTGGAAATACCAATTTAGGTTTATTGACTACTAATAACTCATTACGATTTGTTAGTAATGGTTCCGTAAACGTTACATTCGCACAGGGTCTTAGTACTTTTAGTGGTAATGTTGTTGTGTCTGGAAATACACAATTAGGTGATGCTTCAACTGATATTCTTTCAGTTCCTTCTTCAAGTGTGTTTACAAATACTAGCAATACCTTTGCAGGATTGCAAATGGTTTCAGGTTCAGCTTTAACTTTCCAAGGAACTAATGCAGCAACTATTACAAAGGGTGCAACTTCTTTAAATATTAATATGGCTGCGTTTGATGATTTGTCTGTTATGGATGGTACAAACTTACGTGCTAAGATTAATAGATATGGTATTCAATTACCAGTACTTAATCCGATTGATGATGCGGTTGGTGTTGATGGGATGATTGCATATAGTTCTTCAAGAAGTACTGTTATGCAAAAAACTGGTGGGAAGTGGGTTGTTGTTGGTTCAGGTGGTGGTGTTGCTACCACGTTTGCAAATGCTGATTGGGTACTTAATGGTTCTAACTACACTTACACAATAACTAGTGCTAATATTCTAAGCGTAACTGTACAGGAATTGAGTGGTTCTAATTATAGTCCAGTTGAAGTTGATTCTATTGTAATATCACCAACTAATGCAGTACTGTCAGTACCAGCAAGTCCAGATTTAAGATTTACCGGTCGTATTATTGTACAATACCAATAAAAAAGGAGCCTATGGCTCCTTTTCTTTTATACAGCCATTGGTGCTTTAATGGTTGCGTCTGGATTATAATTTTCTAAACGGAATGAATCCATTGTGAACTTTTCAATATCATCAATAGTTGGATCAATCCATAGAGTAGGTAACTCTTTTGGAGTACGTTCTAATTGTTCTTTTACTTGGTCAACGTGATTTTTATAGATATGACAATCACCACCCATCCAAATAAATTCACCAACATCCAATCCACAAACTTGTGCTAACATATGTGTTAGTAGAGAATATGATGCAATGTTAAATGGAACACCTAAAAATAAATCAGCAGAACGTTGGTATAAAGTACAAGATAGTTTACCATCAACCACGAAGAACTGACTAAATGCATGACATGGTGGTAGGGTCATTTTATCAAGTTCACCAACATTCCATGCAGTCATAATATGACGGCGACTATCTGGATTATTCTTTAATCCATCGATTAGTACTTGTAACTGGTCAATAGTTCTTGAAAGAACGGAAACACCCTGATAGGTATCTTGTGCAACTACAACTTCATATCCATCTTTTTCATATTCAGCATGGCTTTCAAATGCAGGAACTACGATGTAATCAACCCACTCACGCCATTGTTTACCATATACCGGACCCAATTCACCATCAGAATAACCTAATGCTACTCCCTGATTCTGGTAGTTACCTGTCCAAATGGTTTTCTTTTCCCAATCACGTGTACCATAAAGTATTTCAGCTAAACGACGTTCATCATGAGAACCTTCGATAAACCACAATAGTTCAGATAGCATTGCTTTCCATGCTAAACGTTTTGTAGTAGTTGCTGGATAACCAGCGTTCAAATCGAATCGCATTGTTTGACCGATTAATTTGATAGTACCTGTACCAGTTCTATCAGAACTCTCAGAACCTTCTTCAAGTACTTTTTTGTATAGATCGTGCAATTGTTGCATTAGTCTTCCTTAACTCGTAATTTTCATTTCTCAACTGTTTTATAGTAGTTTGGAATTGAGAAATAAGGTCTTCTATGTTACATTTTATATTACTCAATTCACGCTCATATTTTTCTTCAGCGTCATTCTGACCATGTTTATACGATTTGGTAAGTTCATTTTCATGTTCGTATATTAGGTCGCTGATTTTCTCTTTATAATCATCTGAGGTATCGCTTGAACCAGCAAGATAACCCTCATTATATCCTAACTCACGTCCATCATCTACACCATCGGAATAACCGTCTGAATACGTATGTTCATCCATATTATCTAAACTTTTCTATGAATTGTTTCATTTGTTGTTCAGTAGCCCTTCGTGTACCAATACCAGTCCATTTACCATGTGGTTTAGGAACACTGTCTACTTCTATGAATTGTTTTGTTTGATTGCAGTACTGATATACTTTATTATCCACAATGTCATAGTGATAAATTTCTTTATCATTATCATCACGGTCCAAGTACATTTGAACCGCCCATGCAGTTCCACCATCTAATTGTGACGGAGAAATTAGTTTACCGATGGTATATACTCGGTCAGTACTACTGATTTGATAGCTATTTCTAGCTAAAAGATTATAGACATATCCAAATCTAGGAACAGATCTTTCCAAAGTTCGGTTTGCCTTTCTTAATTGTTCACGTACTTCTTTACAAGTAAGTAAATCAGTTGGTAATTGAATAACGGTTTCTTCTCTTACGTGGACTTTATGTTTTTCGAATGAAAAATGAATTTCTTCATGTCCATTCTCTGCCGCCCACAAACCAAAAAGGCGGTCAGCTCCCGCTGCACCGCCACTAAAACATACGTTTTCAAACACCATTAACATCTCTATGAGATCATTACGATGCATCTTTATCTTCCAATTTAGATAGTAGTTCTTTAATGCTATCATCTTCCAAAGAAAAGCTAGTTTCTAGAGCCGCTAAAATAACGGCTGCCGATTTAATCAAAGATGATCTGAAATCATCAAACGAAATATGTTTATCTGGTCGGGAAGCACTTTCAAACAAGTAATAACCTGCTAGGCTAGTCCAATCATTTTTCGTTTTAAGATGATCTGCTAAAGTATTTGGGTTGCTTAATTGCCGTAAACGTTCTTCGACAATTAATTTAATTATTTCATCCCTTGATACTTGTTGCATTATTCACCCTTGCGTTCTTTCAATGCTTTTTTGACAAGTTCTATTGCTTTAGCTTGTGAGATACCATCAGGCATTTCAAGATAAAATGTTCTTTTCACTTCATCTTCTGTGACTGCTGAATCAGATGGTAGTACTACAGCTTGTGTTTGTGGGCGTTGACTTGGGTCAAGGCTATACGCACGTTCGCGGTTTTCGCGTGCAAGTTGTTCATATTTCGAAGCTTCATCAAGAAGACGACCAACAATAGAATCTTGTTCTGGATATTGAGTTTGTGTCTGTTGTTCATATGGATTAAACGACTTAACAGTTCCATCCTGAACAACTGAAGATTGATTAATTTCTTCATTTAGAATATTCAATGGAATTTTGTTAGTTCCACCAACATGCATATCAATATCTAGGGTATTTTGTTTACGAATATAACCAGAATTATGAAGACGGGAAAGCATGTTTCCACCTTCTAGGATACCGATTTTATCCATAACATCCCAAAGTTCTAGTGAATTCTGACCACGGCCTAATACAAGCTCAGCAACACGATTAGAATAGACTTCAGGTAGTGAGTCACGATAAATTACTAGGCAATGTGCAGGATCGTTTTCAAGCTGACGCCATACTACGAACACACGAGAACCAGTACTGCGAACAACTCCGCAGTGGCGGGTAATATTACTCATTATTCACCTTCCTGTGATTCTTGACCGTCAGCTTGAGCAGCTTCTTGCTCAGCCATGATTGCAGCAGAAAAATCCTGAAAACGTGAAACGATTGGAGCAACTTCAGCTAGTTCTTTAATATTAAAGACACTACGCTCAATTGCAGCTTCCATGATTTTAGTTGCATTGATAATATCAATGTACTCAAGGCTTGGACCTGAAACTTGTTCTTTTGCTTGTTCACTCATTATATACACTCCATGTATTATTAATAATTATCTATATTATACCACAAAAATGTAGTACGTTTCAAAAAATTAGGTCGTCATCCATAACGACCCGTTATTTATGTTTAATTGCGTTCCTGAATATATTCGTAGTGTACTGTCACTCCAAAAGGTGATTCTTTTTTCGGATTAGAATGTACTACAAATAATGTATCACAATAATCTGGATCACCCCACGAACCCCAAGGCTCTCCATCAGTAAACATAAGTAATTGTTTAGGGCAATAATTTGCCTCTTTCATATAATCCCAAACTGCCGTGAATAAAGTACCGCCGCCGCCACGTACAGGATATGAAAGAATTTGTTCTTCTTGACCATTAGTATAATCATGAACTTCAAATACACTAGTATCAAAAGTTAGAATTTTAATTTTAAACTGAGTAAACTGTTTAGTAATTCCATAAACTTCTGATAAAAAGTCACGTAACATTTCAGAACTAATACTACCGGAAGCATCAAGTGCTACGCAAATATCAATATCAAGATCTGGTTTTAAGCCTGGAAAGATTGGGTTACCAAAACCAATACCACGTGAATATGAACGGCGGGAAGGTGTCATATAAGTAGAATCATTCTTAATTAGAGAGCGGATTGTACGGTTTAGTTTTGAACGCCAATCAATTTTAGGTTCTTTGAATTCATCAACCATTGCACGGATTTCTGGTGGTGCACCACCAGCCATTGAAGCATTGATCATTGCATCTTTAAATGATTCCATGAAACCTGCCAATTCTTCTTCTGAGAAGTTTGGAAGATCATCATATTCATCATCAGAACCATCTGCACTATCACCTTGTTGTGGAATATCATGCTGGTCTAATGTACCACCGCCACTATTACCGGAACCACCACCGCCACCACCTTCTGATTCAGCACGCTCAAGTAGGATATTATAAATTTCCTCTGATGCCATTCCTTCAAATTCTTGACTATATAACCAAGAACTTTGAATTTCACCCATTGCCTTGTCACGTTTGATAATTTGGTTAATTGCATAATCAGCAGCACGGTTCCATATTTTACGATCACGAGTTCCTTGACGTAAAAAATGGTTATAAGCACAGTGTAAAATTTCATGACAAAGTGCTGCAATTAAATTTTGTTGACTTAAACCGTTTAATGCTGCGTTAATTTGTTCTTCAGTGATTGAATCGATTGCAACACGTAGTTCATCTTCGTATTCTTTACGTAGTTGTGGATTTTCAATACCCATAATGAATTCAACATTATAGTAAAGGTGTTTCCCATCTACGGCAAGTGTTCTACACCACGTATTATTCTCAACTAATTTTAGTTGAGCTGCAAGTACTCCAAAAAACGGACATGCCATTACCATTGTAGTACGTGCAATGTAAATTCGTTCAAGACATTCAGCGGATAACTTTTCTGACACTTGATAACGAACTTTTTTGTTTTTATCTGACATAAATTTCCCAATACAAAAGGGGCATAAGCCCCTTTATTTTTATTATTTCATTGTACGTGCACGGCGTAATAGTGGGCCATAACTTTTAACAAACTCACGGAAGATTGGTACTTCTGCATATGTAATGTTAATATTTGCATCAGTGATAGTACGGATAGAGTGGACAATTAGTTCTTTTTGTGTTGAAGAGAACTGACTATCCATGAATTTTAGGAAGTTAGAGCAATACAATCCCCATTGTTCAACCGCAAGTTCACCATTATGACGCTGATCAGCAAGTTCAATAATAGCTTGAGTAAGACTTAATGTAATAAAGTAGTTTTTAGAAACTTCTTGTTTATGATCACCAAAATCAGTTACTACACCAGAAAGAATGTCGGACACTTTCGGTAGATTTGCCATCTGCTCAACATAAGTAGTATATTCAATTCCGGCACGTGTACCAACGCGGCCCGCAACCATTGCTTTGAATACGGATGGTGATACATTTTGATTTTCACGATGCGTCTGAATATCTGATACACGAGTCCATGAACGAGGTGACGAACCACCACTATGACTTGTATCTTTTACACTTAACGTGTTAAACCATTTAGAACCAGTTTCTTGAATAAATGCAATAGTGTTTGGATTTAGACGATTAGGAATTGCAAAGTTGTCAATCCATGCACGGAAATCAGCAACCATTTCAACGTGAGTCATACGGTCACGTAGTGGAGTTGCTAGACTGAATGTAACACCACCATCAGTTTCACGGTTACCAGCGGCAAGAATCAATGCACCTTCCGGTAGTGTTAGTTCACCAACACAACGATCTAGAATTAACTGATATGATGCTGCTTGGACGATTGGCATTGCAGAGTTGATTTCATCAAAAATGATAACACCTTTCCAACCTTTAGGTAGTTGTAGAATTTGTGGTGAAGCCCACACTACACCAACCTGTTCAGTATATCCCGGATTATCTTTCAGTTGAGATTCCATAATAACATTTCCGTTAATATCGAAATATGCTTTTACTGGAATTGGAATACCACGAAGATCTGACGGCTCAATCTGTGATAGACGGAAATCAATGAAGTTGATTTCTTGGTCTAATAGTGAATTGTTATAATTATGATAATCTTGCATAGAAACCATAACATCATCTTCATCTTCTGCACGACGAAGTAGATATGCTAGACGACCAGCACTGTTTTTACGTAAGGGGTAATGTTCATCTGCATATTGTTTTGCTAGTGCTGATTTACCGATGCCAGGTGGACCCCAAATCATAAGGCTATCACCAATTGCATCAGCTATACTCATTGCTTCTAGTACTTCAGTTGCATTCAGATCATAGTTTAGTACGTTGTTTACTGCTGCTTTTGAATCACTCATACTTCTCACTTCACCTTTATTATAATTTAATTATATTCAGATCCATCTGACAAAAAGAAAGCACTGGATTAACCAGTGCTTTGTTTTATTACATCATTCTTTGATATGGTTATTATACCATAATTTTTTTTAACGTTTCATAAAAATGCAGCAAACAGTTTATTGAAATCATCTCTACAAAATGTAAGCTGTGCTATCACTAAATCGTCTGATAAGTACAAAGTTTCTCCATCAACATAGTATGGAGTGGTGCATATACGGTCTAGTGAGGTAAAGACGCTAGAAGTTTTTTGACTTCGTTTCATGGGAATTGCGGTAAATTCGAAAAGAAAATTCTCTGAACAAATTTTGAAACCCAATTTACTCAACCTAAGACCACCACCAGTTCTGTAATTATCAAAAATAGATATTAAAATCATTCTATCAGACAAGTCACAGTCAAAATCGTAAACTTCTCTGATAGCATTTAATACCGTGTATTGAAATTCAGTACTGTTGGTTTTTGGTATCATAATTAGATTCCCACAAAACCTTTCTGTTGTGCAAATGATGAAGCTTCAGCAGCAGATACTTCATAGTTTTGAACACCGTCTTTATCAATATAAGGACCGAAATCTTCTGCACCATGATCTTCGTCTAGTTCTTCTTCAGAACCTTCAACGCTATATTCATCATCAACTTCACCAGAAGTTAACTCTTTAAGTGAATCAGCAACATTCTTCAAATCTGAAGTAAGTGATGCTAAATCTTCAATAGACCCATCAGCAATTTGCCCTGTTAGTTCTTTTAACGAACCAATAATTTCTTTTAATAGCTCAGGTGCAGTTTGTTCTGATTGTACTTCTTCAGTTTCTTCTGCATCATAAATGTCATCAATAGATTCCATTAGATTTTTCATATTACTCATTATAGACCTTCCATAAATTTATTATATTTGTTGGTAATTGATTCAAAAATGGAATCTACTGATTCATCATCTTCATCAGATTCACCTACAAGTGGATTGTCACCTAATGCAGTACCTGGCTGTTTATCTTTATATGCATGACGTGAATTAACAATACCTTCATCATCATAGAATTCCGGTTCAGGACGGTTTGTTGCATCTTCTTGCATTGTACGTTTCCAATAAAAGGCATTACCTTTAGGAACTACAATGAAGTTGTCGCCTTCAAAACCATTAGTTTCTTGCTGACCATTTGCAACGCATTCAAATTCAGTACGGAAAGGACCAAATTCTTTAGAAGCATCAGCTTCAGTAGCAATTGAATCTTCATCAAGGGATAAATCAGGTAGGAGACTTTCAGATACAGAATCATCTTCATCGTCTAAATCTTCATCTTCTTCTAATTCTTGGCTTTCACGAATACCGGCTAATGAGGACATTAGACCCATATCAAAATCGTCATCACCCGATGAATCGAATTCAGAATCTTGTTCATCAGAGCTAAAATCATCAGATCCAAATTCTACATCAGAATCACCAGCAATGTCAAGTGAATCATCACCAAAATCGGTCACAGAGCCAGCTAAATCGCTCTCAGCAGCACCCAATTCAGCAGCTCCGGGTTCGCCCATACCGCCCATGTCATCGGCACTCGGTGCCATGTCAGGACTCATGATTGGTTGAGTTTCATCTTCTCCACCAATGCTATCAAAATTTAATGGTGCGATAGAAGGAACTGAGGTCATTCCTCCCATTTGTGACGAACCACGTTCTGCCTGCCCTGCAAGGGCAAGCATACGAGATAGAGTATCAAGATCGCTAGATTCTAAACCCTGAACATCAATACGAACTGATGCCTCGTTAATTTTATTTTTCATAATAACTAATTCCTTTTTAATCAATCTTTATTATTTAATGAATTTAGAATCTGTGATGCTTCACTTTGCTTTCCAGCAAGTAAAATATCTGCTGCAAGTAATGAAATATCATCACCACGACTTAAAAGTACAGTAATACGTCTACGAGTATTAGCTGGTGCAGCTTTAATTTTATCAGCCAATCCTTCTAAGCCAGTAGTTTCACCCTGTGGTTGTGAATTACTTGGTTTAGGCTGTTGTTCATTATTACCTGATTGTTCAGATTGTTCTTGTGCTGAATTTTCACCATCTACTTGAACTTCTGGAATATCAGTATTTTGTTCTGACTGTTCTGAACTATCTTGAGATAAATTATCAAGTACTTTCTTAGCAATATCTTGTGGTAGTAATTTACCTGAATCAGAAATGAAACGTCCATTTCCAACATATTTGTAAGATTGACCTTTCTTAGATTTCCACTCAGTACCAATTTTAACAGGTTCAGTCTGATTGTGTTTCTGAATAGCAGCTTGTGCAGCACGTTCTAATGGAATTGCAGATGAACTATTAATAGGTTTTTTAGTTTCTGCTGAGAACCATTGTCCATTCTTCTTAAAGTACTTTTTACCTTTACCTGAAGTATATACATATCCATTAGGAACTTCTACACTTGAATTAGATTGGGTATTAGAACTTTCAGGACTTGAATTTTCATCAGAAGTTGAATTATCTTGTTCAGTACTGTTAGAGGAATTATTATCTTCTGAAGATTTAGCATATTCTTTAAGACGATCAACATAAACAGATGGATATTCTTTATTGTTTTTAAGGTCAACCAACGCATCACCAACAAAAGTTAAAGTATTACCTTTGTATTGTACGGTTGAACCAACTGGTAATGTTTCGTTTGGGTTATTATTGATTTTTTTAATGTAATCTTTGGCATCAGCCATAAGCTCGTCTAAGTTATCACCTTTTTTGGTAACACGAGCACCATTATGGAACCAACCACCTTTGCTATAAACATAGTCTCCCATTTTAAAATAGCTTGGGACTTCATCATTTGATTTATCACCAAGTTTCAAATCTGAGAAATTAGTATCTTCAGCTTCAAACAAATTTTTAACACGTTTGTTAATACTTTCATTTAGTAGATTACCATTGAAAGTGAAATTATCACGACCAACATAAACATAAGCAGATTCATTGAAAATATACTTTTTACCAATTTGTAAGTTATTTTTGCTGTTGTGTTCAGCAATTTGTTGAGTAGCAGACTTATTCATTTTGAAATTATGAGTGCTTTCAACAATATTTAAAGTAGAGCAATTCATCCAAGAACCATCAAGGTACATATATTCTGTACCTTTATTTGATGTGTATACGTAGTTATTTGGAATTGAAATGTTATTACCGTAGGATTTAAACATTTTCTTCTCCTATTAAGAAATTAGACGTAGTAGTTTTGCTCGGTCTTCTGGACTTAATGCAGATAACTCACCACCAAAACTCGAATTTCCTGCCGGTGGTTCATTGGTTGGTTGTTGGCCTTGTGGCTGTTCTTCCTGACCTTGCTGCTGTGGTTGTGGTTGACCTTGTGGTTTTTCTTCATCTGGATATTCAGAATTAGCTTTCTGTACTGCTTTCATTAGAGCAGCACCTACATCTTTAGGGCTAAATGAACGTCGTTCGTTCGTTCCCAAAAATGAAGTATCTAATTTATTACCTTTAAAGAAATTTGCTACATCACCAAACGATACTGCTTGTGGATGTGAACCATATTTCTTACCAATATAACGTTTGAAATCATTCCAAAGTTGGTTAGCTTGCTGACCAGTTTCCTGTGCACCTTGCTCAACTTGGCCTGAACCAAACATACCTTTGACTTTACCTTTCGCAGAGTCAATCGCTGATTGGCTACGGCTATAAGGACGTTCATTTAATGGTTCTTGTTGACCATCAAACATTTCTTCTAAAAGACTCATCGATTACCCCTTTTTACCAAAGCCAGCAGACATATATTCTGAATAAGGCTTTTTATCTTTTTTATAACTGTCAATTGCATCTTTTACTACAGTATCTGCACGGCCTTGACCACCAAGTTCTTCAGCATCAACTTCAGGAACTTCTTTATATTCTGGATCAAGTAAACGTGGCTCGTAATCATCGAATTCGATATCATCTTCAGAATCAGCAATTTCTTCCTGATAAGGTTCTAAGTTATTTCGAACGTGAAGTAGAGCTTCCGACCATTGTAATAGACTTCCGATTTCAAATAAAAGTACTTGTGGCTGAATACCACGCTTGCATTTAAAATCAAACATCCAAATCTCACCACAGTCAAGATTGTAAAAATCAATTGGGTTAGATTGGAAAATTGTTTTCTTTAAAGGACCAACTTCAAAAGCGTCATATCGATCAGTAAGTCGTGCTACGACTTTATGTAATTCTTCGGAGCTTGGCTCACACGCAAATTTTACACGATATGAATATTCTGGAGTAAGGTCGGTTAATATTTTTTGTAATTTATTCATGTTAACTCCGAGTCACAGTAATTTAATTTATTTATTACGTTTCATTGATGCAAGTAGCTCGTTGCGGGATTTTACTGCCACAACCTTCTCACCTTCAATTGCGTTCGGGTCTGTTCCACCTAATGATACTGGTGTTTTGGATTTTTGATTTAATTCGATTTCCATTTTGTCTTTTTTAATCTGCATATCAATTAACTTAATATCAGAATCGATTACTTTTGAATGTGCGTCTAAGGCAATCTTAAGCATAGCATTTGCAGCATTAATCATTTCTGATGCAAATCTGTCTTCGCAATTAAAAGCACGGTCAAAAATATCTTCAAATTTATCTTCTGCCATTTTAGCCAAACGGTCTAAATGTGATTTACGACTTGTAATATCAGGAATGTCTTTCAACTGTTCACGATATTCTTTCAGTTGTTGCATTGAACGCCTAGCTTTATCAACATCAACACCTGATATTTCAGTACTTTCATCTTCGTCATCATCTGAATATAAGTCGTTCTCGTCATAGTCTTCACCAAGTAGTTTCTGTATATCTTCAGTACTAGCTAGACCTAGTGCTTCTTCAACACCACGTTTTACTTTCATATTAGTTCTTCCTATATAATGATTTTTCAGTAATTATTTTAAACTCAATGTTATTTTGCTGACATATCGCCATCGCTGCTGACCATTTTGCTTGATTAACAAGTACTGTGATCTTGTCCTTTCTGGATTTAGCAAACTGCATATAACATTGCTTTTCAGGTTTAATTTCTAATAGCTGAATTTTTTCTGAACCAGATGCTGGGTCAATATATTTAACTAAAAAATCAGGCCAGTAATTTTTAATCTTACCCTCCACCGGGCAAGTATATTGTATTGGAAACGGTTCAACTGACCATTCCAGTACTGTAGGGTTCATATCAAGTGCAACCATAACATCCTTTTCCCACGAACTTCTATAAATTGGTGGATTTGATGATTGGTATTTTTTGATATTCTGTATTGAATACACACCCTGTGCTTGTTTCGTATTCTTTATTTTTGCTGGGTTAAACTTCTGCATTAAAAATCTCCTAAGATATTACCTAAACCAAATTTTGTAGTAGCTGAACTAATAATACTTCCGAAATTAAGTGCATTTGCACCTCTAGTTACAGCACTACCAATATTCCTGATAGTATCTGGACTAATATTTCCTCGTAGAATATCTCTTACTGAAGTTACAATGTCATATCCGGCTGTTCCGGCACGAATAATCTTACCTACTGTAAGTACTCCAACATTTTTATCATCTAACTGACCAAAATATTTGTAGAATCCAGATTTACCTAAACCAGTAGTATCAGTAATTAGATTACCAATACCAACAGTAGGTACACTTATTGAGTTATATCCATCTGGACCTAAATGCCCGATACCTTCATATTTCAATGAAATTGAAATAACACCAGGGTCACCAGCACTTTCCATTGATTTAGTTTCTAAATTAATATCTTCGATGAATACGTTAAACATGTTGTGACATGTATATGTATCATTATCAATTTCGTAAATGTTTATTTGTTTGAAAAAGTACTGCTTATCGGAGTTTCCGTTATTCATAACAGATCTTCCCCAATTACCACCCATTGCTTCAAATTCAATAGGACTACTTAATACATCATTTCTGAATGATGCAGTACTTTTAACAAAGAAATCACCATAATAGTATTTACGATACGCATCAATCAACAAAAAAGCCGCACCATCTACGGTATCGTAAAAAGTCATGTTTACTGGTTTATAATCCAGCTTACCTGCTTGTAAACGTACACGGTTATATTGATTAAGCTGTTCTACTGTGAATTGAGTACTTGGTAAGTTTACGTCCCTTACGAAACAAGAGACGTTTTTTACATCAAATCCAGTATGTGTATCTGGTAATTGTGTTTCAATAAAGTTTTTAGCAAAAGAAGTTAAAACAAATTCTACTATAAAACTATATTTTAATTTAGGTAACACATATGAAGAAAATCCACCTTCACCTGCTGAACTAAAAACACGCTGAGCAGCATTATATTGTTCAAGTGGTGGATTTTTAATAATTGAAGCTGATGATGTAACAGTACCGACAATATCAGTACTTACTGATACTAATGAATCTAAGAAAGCCATAATTTATTCCTTATAGTGTCGCACCACCAAATATTCTATCAACAATATCCAATGCATTATCTACTTTATCTGGTAGTAATGAGCTGATACGATCAGAATACATTTCCTCAATCATGTCATACTGTACACAATTGTCTGGTTTAATTGTTAATTTAATAGTTAAGTACTGAGATGAACCATAATCAAGTGAGTCCCATGCTATATCAGTAATGATACAGCCATAACATACCCAACGATCTAACGTACTTATTGCATTATATCCTTTACCACCAACAAAATCGTCAATAGCATTTACTAGTCCTGCATTATTTGTTATTGCAGTTGCAGAATCCACTGCGGTATCACGAATTATATTATTAAGAGAATCATCAGGGTTTGCACCACCAGTTGTTTCTATCATCATTCGGAATTTATAACCAGCAAATGCTTGTTCTGATTTTGCTGAAATTCTGCGTTGAAAATCTAATTGTTTTTGTAGCTGGCGAATTATCGCCTTTGCTGAATTATTGTCCACTGAATCGCGAATAGTAATAGTGATCGGTTTCCAATCCCAACGTCCTACATATGATGTATTAGTGGCGAATTGGTATAACTGATGTGTTTCAAAAGAAATACTTGGACGGTCAACTGACTCTACATCAAGGGCAATATGGTCTTTCTCATCTATGTCTATACCAAAATTATAAACAACCACTCTAAACTTATGTTTAATTTTTGGTTGACCCATTGTTTTGTTACGACCACTAGGTAGAGGAACGCCGTATTTATCCATCATATTTGCCATTATATTTTTCCCCTATTTAATATGGAATGTATAATTATATTTAGCAATAAAAAAGCCCTGAACAAGTCAGGGCGATTATTAGTTTTATTGACCAGTATAGAAGTTAGAATCAGGTAGAGTCTCTGAGTTAATTGGTGTTGGACTAGTCGTAATCGCAACAGAATTCTTAGGAGTACCGTTACCAGCAACTTCATCACCAAGAGCTTGACCTTCAGGTCCAACTAGCACACAACCATCTGGTTGTAGTGACATGGTAATAACTTGAGCTTCAGAACTTGAATAATCCCATTCACCGAAATTAGAATCAGTAATGAAACATCCTTGACAGATCCAAGTATGTAAAGTACCTTCATAAAGGTTAGTTAAGTTCTCACTATTTGAACCATCAAGTGCTTGAATCCACATTTCGAATTTGTACTGTGAAGCAGAGGTACGTGATTCTTGTGAATAGTAGTTAAATTCTTTACGCATTTGGTTCCAAAGAGCTTTCAATGACATGTTACCAACGGAGTCACGGAATGCAACTTCAATTGTTGACCAAGTATATTTGCCTTTGTAGTGTGCAGAACTGTTATAACTGTGAACAGTTATATTTTCATGTTCAACATGTGGTGTACCAACAGTATTCGTATCCAATGTAATATAATTCCCGTCTTCGGTATTACCGAATCCAAAGAAAACTACACGAAAGCGATACTTTGGCTTCGGTTGCTTCATTGGTGCACGGCTTGCACCTGGAATTGGAGCACCATATTTATCCAGTAAATTTGCCATTAGTAAATCTCCTAAAATTTAAGGGAGTAATCTTTAATGTATTTATAAACTTTTGAAGCTTGTCCGTGCATTAGTACAAATAAAAAAAAGGAGCCAAAAGGCTCCTTTTTATTATGAAGTTAAACTGTTTTCCAAACGGATTGGAATATAGATGAAGTTGATTGAACGAGTCGGAACAAGTGCAATATCCATCCACAATTCATTTGCGTCGATACGAGAAGTTGTGTTATTTGATTCATCACAAACTACTAGGAAGTCATAAAGACCATTTAGTTGAACAATTTCAGCTAGGAAGTTGTTAACAACTGAAGTGAACTCTTGACGAGTACTTGCTGTGTTCAAACGGAATAAGAACGGTTCAGCAAGAATTGCTAGTTGAGTACGGATGTATACAACAAGACGAGCAACGTTAACGCGACTTAATGCAGAACTATCATCAGCAGCTAGTGTTTTATCACCATATACTAGAAGTCCACGATTAGGACGCATTGCAATTGGGTTAATCTTGTTAACGTACATAGTGTCACGTTGACCTTGATTATATACTACTGGAGCATATTCACTTTCGTCATTAATGTAACCTACAGATGCCGCATTTGTTACAACACCACGTTGTGTACCTGCTGGTGGATACCAAACATAACTTACGCTATCGCTATAAGCATATGTACGCATCGCTACAGTACTACCAGGAACTGCAACTTCAGAACCATCAACGTTTGTACCTAAACACCATCCCATATACTGTGCCGCATATGAATAAGCAGTAGTACGACCTACATCACCATTACTTGCAGCGTTGTTAGCATTGGTCGCCCAAGCTTGAACATCTGTAGCATTTGGTGCTAAACGTGCAGGAACATCAGTTACGATGAAAGCAGTTTCTTTACGATCAGTGTTAAGGGTAACTAGTTCGTCAAGTAGTTCAACATATCCAGGAGCACTCATTAGGTTGAATTGGATACTTTCAGCACGAATATCTTCGTTACTTACTACAACAGATGCTAGAGCTTCAACGATAATTTGACGTTGTGCTGCACGACCGAATAGGCCAGAACCATCTAGAGCTACACCACTTGCAACAGTCCAAACACCATCTTTCATCACTTTAACAACACCTTCAGTTGAACCTAAGTCCACTGCAAGCATTCCATTTTGATATAGTTCTGCACTTGGAACATCACCAGTAGTGAAGTCTTCAAAGATTAGACCATTTAGTGTACTTTGGTCAGTACTATCAAGCTTAGTCCAAACACCACCTACGTTACGATAGAATACATAACCATCGATGCCTTGTGATAGTGGTTGTACCCAAAAATCACGGTCAGCAGCAGGTTCATCTAACTGAACATACATGTTAGTTGTTGGGTCGATTAGATCCCAAGTTTCAGTAGAAACGTTAGCAACATATAATTTCACATCTAGTGAATCAGAGTTACTGAAGTTATACCAGTAAGTACCATTAGCTGCTTTAGCAGTTGGTGTACTTGAATCGACACGTAAATTTGCAACATTAACTAATGAATAGTTGCTGCTATCTACGGTTAGTTTTGCTAGTTCAACAGAACTAAAAATTTGTTGTCCAGAAGCAAGTGTTTTAAAACTGTAACCATTTTTATTAGTAACGATTAAAGAGTTAGTACCTGTAAAGGTAAATCCTGCGTTAATTAGGTCTGAACTTTTGTTAAGGTTAGTAATTAAAGATGCAACGTTAACAATCTCACCAGATTTAACTGCAACAACAGTTACTGATTTATTTAAGTACTTGATAGTTAGTGAACCATCAGCAGTAGCTACTGTACCAGCAGACTGACCAATTGGTGTTGCACCAGCACTGATTGCTGCGACAGAACCAGACTGACGATAAAGTGAGAAGCTTTTGCTATCTTCATCAAATAGAGCACCGAAATATGTGTTACCGAAAGTACCAGATTTAGCTTCAATTTCATAGAAACTATTACCTGTCCAAACATTTACTTCAGTCCATACGGAAGTTAGTGAAGCGAAACGTTTTAGAACAAAGCGAGTACCAAAATAGGTAGAACCATTTTTAGTATAACCATCACGAATCCAAACATTACCTGCTTCGATTGTAGAACCGGTTGGAACTTTGTTGATTGGTGATAGATAAGTTTCAACTTGAACTAGACCAACTGCTTCGTATTTGTACATAAGCATTTGACCAGTACTTGGAATATGACGTAGTACTAGGTCGTCTACATTTAATCCAGTGGTGATAACATCTTCAATTCTTTCGTTACTTACGATTGTTACTGGTTTAACAGCCCAATCATAGAAACTTGTTGGGTTTGCAATCTTAGCAACATATGCTTCGATTTGCGTTGCACTTGTGTCTAACCACAATGTACCGTTAGACACTGGACCAGTTGGCTCAGTTCCTGATGGTGCAAGTTGTGCTAGATCGATATCTGCACGAACAACGTATGCACGGTTTGCAATACCCATATAGCTATATAGAGCATGTAAACCATATTCGTTAAGTTCGTCGCCTTGAACTACAGAACCATTACTTGATTGAAATATTGGTGATCCGTAGGTTTCAAGAGCATTTCTTTGAGATGTAATAAGTTTAAGTGTACCTGCGTTAGCTTTAGTAGTACCGGTAGCAACTGAAGTGCTTCCAGTTACAAGCTTGTCTTGTGCAGTTGCTATGAAAAACAAAGGCACGGTTCCGTTAGCACTTGTAGCACTAATAGTTTCATCGGTAACTGTTACACTAACACCAGGTGATTGTAAATCAGCCATTTAATCCTCCAAAAATCTTGGGTTTATTCGAATATTCGTATAATGTTATTTATTGGAGGATGAAGGGTATGGTCTTATAACGGGGGTTTACTATTGGATAGAATCGATGATATTGTATGCTTGTTGATGTAATTGTTCTAACGTACCGTTATTATCTACAATGAAATCAGGCTTATTAATACCAACCCACCCATATTCAGAACTATGAATATCAGTTAAAGATTTAGGTAAAATTAAATCACATGAGTCACGATGCAAATTATACTGATAAGCATCATAGTACCATGAAGGTAATACACGCTGAACTTCAATAATAATTCCTGATTTATCACGAACTAGTTGTATTTCATTAGGGAAACGACAATCAGTAATGATAATTTTATCACTGTCTGAATTTAGAATACGTTTTTCTAAACTGAACAACCAGATATTGTCATGGAAATGTTTTCTAAGAACATCTGTACCCAAATTTTGTAATACCCATCGTGGAGTAACAGGGCGTCCCATTTTATGGGACCAGAATTCATCTTCTTGTTCACGTATTGCACGAGATTCATCAGTGTTACCTTCTAACATTTCTCGATCCCAACCAAATATCACACTTACTGCATCTTTTAATGATTCAGCAAATGATACTCGATGATAACCTTCATTGATAAAAACTTTAGCAAATGTATCTTTTCCTGAACCTATTGTTCCATTAATTGCAACTATTTTACGTTCCATGTTTATATTCCTTTAAACGAAAAAAGGAAGAACCTTATTCAGATTCTTCCAATAATTCCCAGCTATACTCATAAAATTGAATCAAAAACAAACCTTCAGCCCACGCTGGGAAGTGCACTGAGATAAAATACATATTACATGTGTTAATTACTTCTTCGATTATTTCAAATGTTCCAGTACTTCCATTAGTATCAGCCACAGACATGAGAAAGTTATGAACTTTTTCACTTAGCTCACCAGATTCACCACTGTATAAAACATCTTCATTACCTAAAAAAGCCATATATTTCATATAATCACCACAACGTTTTTAATCATGGTGTATTTATATTAACCAATAATGAACCCTAAAGGTGTACTACCATCTTCATAACGACGAAGGCGATCACGAAGTTCCTGTTGCATACGAATTGCGTTAGTAAGCAAATCCGCACCATCAAGAGAGAATGACCCTTGTGGTCCAGGAAGTGTTGCGAATTTAGAACGGTTACGACCTAAAATCATCATGGCTTCAGATAAAGCCCAATCACGTAACCAAGGATAAGTACTTTGAGTTTTGAATAAAAGTGGTTCTGGTTTATTGTGATAAACGTGTAGAAGTACTTCTTCTTCACCTCTAATATCACGTTCCAAAGTTAGCTTCTTAGTTACAGAATTCCATAAGAACATAATTTCACGACCAAACATACGACCAACAGTTTCGTCAAATTGATGGTACAGATCATAAGTTAATAGACCACCGCCAGTACTTCCACGAACTGCACTTAATAGATATGTATTACTGTATGCTAATGAGAATGGGTCAACTGTAGAACCTGAACCTGAAACAACACCATTACCACGGCGATATATTCTACGAACAATTTCTACTTCTGTGGGTAGTTCGTAAACTGAGTCTGATTCATAAAACTTCATGTGTAAGAATGCTTCTTCTTTGGAGGCACCCGCCCATGCACGATAGTTTGCTACTGCATTATCAATACAAATTTCAAGTTGTTCATCAGTGATTTCAACTTCGATTGCACCTGCACCTAACATTACTGTAATAACACGTTTCATTTCTTCACGGTGATCGTACTGTGGAGAATCTGGATTACCAGCATAATTGTATGACATAAAAAAATACCCCTAAACATGTTTATATATCATATTTAGGGGTATAGTATTAAAACGAAGTACAGTTTTGAGTGAAGTACTTCAGACGTTCTGAATCAAATGGACCGATGACCATAATTTTAGTTTCAGTTTCACCAGAAATAAAATTAGTTGGTGCACCTTCTAAATTACAGTAGTATTCAATTTCGTCTAGTAGTTCTGAATTATCAGCTACGAATAGCTTTTGTTCACATTCTGAATCAACCCACTCATCAAAATCTTTCTTGAAAAGTTTGTGTTCGTTCGGCCCAGCATAAGCTGAACGCGTAGGGTCGAACTGATTCATAATTTCCATCCCAGCACGTACTGACATACGTACTAAATCCATTGGTGATTGTCCTTTAACAACCACAATTGCCTGATGTACACTCATTAGTTACCTATTATACGATGATTTTATTGCTAGGAACAAAGATCTGAGATTCAGTTGTTTTACTAGCTTCTAGTGCTTCAATTGCACTGACATATGCCTCTGCGATCTGGTCTGAAGGTACAGAAACAGAAACGATGTTGTATTTGAAGAAAATAGTATGTTCGTCTGCATTAGTGATACCTTCTAGATAATCACGAATGATCATTTCACCATTTTCATCTAGACCGAACTGGCATGGATTACTAACAACAGTTGCATCGCTAGTATCGCTTTGAATAGTTGTGATTAGTGGGCCAATGCCGTTAATGAAAATGATTTTTACATTACTTGCTACTTTTGACATTTTTAACATCCTTGTTATTTGAACTTATAGTTCGTATAGATTCTTAGTTGCGTTTGTTACACGAGAGTCGATTATTTCAGCAATAACATTCCAGTTACCTCCGCCTAAATCTGAGCCGATTTTAGGGAAGTGAAAATGTACGTCTCGAATTCCTGATAATTTCTTTAGTAGTGATGCTGTGTTATCTAAATCAATAAACACATTATCAATTGCATCGTAACTTACATATTTAGCACCGTCTCGACCATAGTATTCTTGGGTCACTGCGTTGCAAATAATTAGATTTGTTGATTCTGCATGATAAATTACCGAGCCAACCTTTAAATGATTGTTTCCATCTGAATATGCTTTATCATATTCATGATATGCGGAGGGAAAACGTCTCCGAAGTTCTTTAGCAAATCCAGTACCCATTCTACCTTGAGCATTACAGCCATGAATAATAAAATGTACAGAACTTTCATCTTCCGTAATTGGAGTTAGGTAATCAAATAAGTTACCTTTAAAAACTTGTATCATAAAACCTCAGTGAAAAAGGACTTCCGAAGAAGTCCTTTTAATTATAATCCGAAACGGATTCGCTTTATCTCTTTACGACTTTTTCTTGCAGTATTACTTTGGTGAAGTCTTAATGCTCGTTTATGGTCTTTCGACAAATACCACGTATCTTCTGGTACATCAAAATCACAATAACCGTCTTCCGTAATTGTTCCTAAGAAAGCTGACTTTTTAGGAATATCCACAGATGATTTAACACTTTCAAAAATGCCTTTAGCTAATTTTTCTCTGAAACTAAGCATAATTTATCTCCCAAATTGTAATACGAAGGAATCTGTTTCCTTCAATGTTATTTAGGGTCGTTCAAATGTTCCGAAATAAATTGTAATACTTCTTCAGGAGTGCATACTGAAAGTACTTGACCAAGAATATTATCATAAAACTCTTTGTTTTCATGATACTTCTGAATAAGTTCAGTACGTTCAATAATAGACTCTGCCGTTGGGAGACATGGAGTATATTCAACTCCTAAGCTTGCAGCCAAATCTTTAACTTTTTGTAACCGTGCTGCATTACGATCATGCATTTCACGTAGTTTACGTTCACCTAAAGTAAAGTGAGATTTATTAACTTTAAAATGTGTTTCTTCATCTAAAATATAAGCATTAATCTCTGACGAATCCGGTCGTTTCATATTAAGCTCCTAGCTGACCGAAAATAACATTCGCATCTTTACCATTATACTGACCATCATAATTAGCTTTAAGGTAAGGGAACATATTTTTCTTTTCTGCCATTGCTGGATTTTCTGAAATAGCTGCTTGCATAATTGCAAGTAGTTCATCATTAGATAGTTGCTTAGGTAGGAGATTTTCTAGAAGTACTTTTTCAGCTTCTAGTACTTCATTAGTACTGTACTTAATAGAGTCATTAACACTTTCAAGTAGTTTCTTGATAGATTGAAGTACTACAGTATCTTCAACATCTTGTGCAGTAGTTTTACGTTGGATCTCAGCAATGATTACACCAAATAGGCTATATTTTACTTTATCATTACCTAATGCTTTTTGTCGTTCCGTTTGAATGGTCTGGTAAAGACTCATATTATTCTCCTTTTAGAAATGCTTCAAACTTATCACAGCCTCCTACATACTGTTCATCAACAAAAATTTGTGGTACTTGCCTTACGGGTTGTCCTACAATTTCTGCCAGATCAGCAGCAGTTAGACCTAGTGCGTCAATATCAATAAACTCTAATTCAAACCCATTGATTTCACAAATGAGTTTAGCACGATCACAAAATTTACATCCTTGTGCACGACCATACATTTTTACATTCATAATATTCCCTTATTATGTAATTAATCTTGTTTTACTTCCATGAATTGCGTAACAGCTTTTACGATACTATTACACATACGTTCAGTCAGGTATAATTCACAATCTTCTACATCAATATACATAAACTTATCTAGTTCAGGTTTTTCTTGACCATAACGATTTGTATAAGTACTGATACACTGCAAGTCATCGACTTCAGGTTTATCAGGTGCAGTATAAAAGAAAAGAACCAGCCGTTTACCCTTTCTGTAAGAAACTTCACCTATTAAAAGTAAATCTTCTTCACATATGGAGAAGCCGGTTTCTTCGTAGCATTCCCTAACTGCGGCCTCTTCATAAGTCTCTCCTTCCTCAGTTTTACCTTTAGGGAGATCCCAATGAGATTGACCAGTAGTATGTCCTATAAGTATCTGACCGTCGCGGTAAAAAATTATTCCACACGTATGACGCATATGAATTTCCTACTAAAATTATCAGATACCTATAATATACCATATTTTTTTATTGCGTTTCAGATTTATGCAAACATCTTTTTGACTTCAGTTAATTGAATTCCTTTAACATAAGTCCTGATATTTGAAGATTCAAGTTTGCCATTTTTAACCATCTCCTGAATGTCACCAACTGGTGCATCAGTAAAACGATCAAATACTTTGATAATTAGGTCTTCAAGATCATTATCAATCTCACGACGAATAATAAAGTACTCGGTCAACTTATAAAGAAAATCTTCACCACCATTATTTTTGATATTCATAGTACTAAAAAGTTCTACCATATCTTCAGGTTTCTTCTTCCTGAATTTAATCAAACTTTCTGAATGCAATTTAACGAAATTGCTGAATTTAACCATCCGTGCAGGTAGTTTAATTGAACCGGCTACATAATCTTTATCAGCAGTCATATTAGAAAGAATAACACTCCAGATAAATTCGTCTCGATGTTCAACAGTACTGTTATCTGCAATAGAATCGATTAGGTCTAATTCTTTTTGTGTTGCAGTAAAACCTGGAAGAAGAATAGCTAACGCACCAACACTTTTTAAGTACTTCAAAAAGATACTTGGCTTTTCTTCAGAGAATGCTTTTTCAAATTCTACATATACACGCTCTTTAGTAAGATGATTAATCTCACCAGCGGCAACCATCTGACGCACCATTGCATCAGTGTCCTTATGTACGCTGAAATCAGCATAACGGGCTGCAAAACGTGCTAGGCGAAGCACACGTAGTGGGTCTTCTTTAAACGCGTCAGAGACGTGTTTAAGCACCTTATTTTTGAGATCTTCTTTACCATTATATGGGTCAACGTGTGTCTTTGTAATAATATCCCACGCAATGGCATTGATAGTTAAATCTCGACGGAATAGATCCTGTTCTAAAGTTACACCCTGTGTTTCAACGGTGAAACCATCATAGCCAGTACCAGTTTTTCTTTCAATACGTGCTAGTGCATACTCATCACCATCTGGTGATAGAAATACAGGGAAGTCTGCACCAACTTGTTTGTATCCAATACTCTCAAGATATGCAATATCTTTTGGTTTTGCACCAACAAGTACGTAATCTTTGTCTTTTGGTTTAAGACCTAAAAGTTTATCGCGAACAAAGCCGCCTACAATATATTTTTTCATTTTACATCCTAGAGTATCGTGATGGGGGTGGTTCAGGCATTTTAGGTGGTTTAGGTATTGGTGGAAGGTTAATTATATCTTCTTTAATAATTTCTCCCCAAAAACCAGTAAGTATTTCAGGTGTTTTTTCTGGTCTATTTCCGAGATCACCTTTTGAAAGATTTCGTAGTTTTACAATAACTTCATCTAACCGATCAGAAGGTGGATCTATCCAAAACCCAAAATCTTCTTCATATACATTAATATCTTGCATCAAATAATCCACCTACTAATATGTTTCCCCAAAAATTACTTTCAAGAGATTTCAATGTAGCAGCTCGTTCCAACTCGGCAGAAAGTTCTTTATTATTCCGTGGAGTATGAGAGCCATACCATTTCTCTATTTCTGATAAAGAATAGGTTGGACCACCATCTTCAAATAACGCCATATTATAACCACTATTTTTTAGTTTTAGTAATATAAATTTATAAACAACTCGTGGAGCTGATTGTATATTATTTTCAATATATGTCCGGCAATATCTTGCATTGTCCATCACAAAAGTAAGGTCACCATACTCAATATAAAACTTATCATCAGGGTATCCATAGAAGCATACTTTAAAATCATAAATTCTAAAAACCGAACTCATATTTAAATTCCAATTAAAATATAAAAAAAGGACAGTGCATTTCTGCCTGTCCTTATAATGTATCAGATTTTTACTTAGCTGTCAAGGGGTTTTTAAATACTACTCAATAATATATCCACTCGATTTCCACCTACTTGAGTATACCACAGAGAGTTTTTAATTTCCTTTTTGAAACGGTGTGAATTACTGTTCTGAACACTCTTCCATAGTTTATTAAACCGGGATAGTTTGTCACAGCCCATTGTATACGCCATTTCAAACAGGACACGTTGCTGCTCTAATGTCAGGTCAACAGCCTTTTTCCGCTGTAAAAGTAGAACGAAGTCGTTTTTTGTACGCTCCATGTCTTGTAATAGCATATCATGTGCTTGCCTTTTGCTGATACCATTACGATATTTTACTGCATCTCTTTCGCTCTTACCCAAGTAATGACCATATCCAATAGTGAAATGACCAGTACTGTCACGATACGGGTAGAACTTTCCATTTTTAAAAGATGGACCAACTTTACCGCCAAGTAACTTTCTCTTAATTGCTGACTGAGATTCACTTGTTCCTTCTGCTGTTTTGAGATGATCGATCATAGTTTGATCCCTAATATCTAACTCTTCAGTGATATTTGGAAGTACTATCTCTTTCAAATCAATATCGCTTGGAATGTCAAACATTGTACCCGGATGTAATACTACATCCTTATTAACCACTTGAAGTATTTTGACATAATCTTTTACCTCAACATTGTCTGGTTTAATTTTAGTAGCTACGGTCCAGAGACTATCACCACTAAGTACTTTGTATTGCTTTCTGCTTACAGTTAGTTCAGTTTCACTCTGAACAACTGGCGGTTGCTTTTGAATTTTTATAACGGGTTCTGTTTGTACCACTGCCTCTTCGACAGAGACTGATGATGTAGTACGATCATGTGAGTTTAAACCTAATCCAAATGCAGCGGCAAGCAACAGAAAACCTACTAAGATATATTTTAACTTAGCACGAGTCTTGAGTTCTTGTATCGCTTTATACAAAATTTCTCCTTATTACACATTTTGGTGCTTCTTTTGCGTAATAAAGCTTACACTTTATGCGGCGGCTTTATTTGCACAAAGTCGCTTTTGGACTTTCTACGTTAGTACGAATACTACTTCGAAATTTTATTTTCTCTACTTCGAATCAACCCTTCAATGTCATACATTTTAAGTTGTTCAGTAGATGCTGTCAACGATATTGAACCTAAAGTATCTAGGTCACAGCCCTTGATACCGACACTCCTAAATTCTTCAATACTTTGAAGCATATGAGGCGGTATCAACTCAGACAGTATAGGCTGATATTTATCATAAGTCAATATAAATTCAATAAATTCAGGCCGAACGATCATAAATCCATCAGAAACACACGTTTTTAAAATAACTCTGACATAATTCACATTTTCTTCAAGATCTGGATTAGCCATCACAGAATTTATTTGAAAGTTTTTAACAGGTGTTATATTATATGGACATAAGCGATATTCTTCTATCACTAATCTTTCAACATCCACATAAAATCCAGCCTTAGTACACATATTTTGTGCATTGCAAATATAAGTAAGTGCTTCTGCATAGCTATGGTATTCAGAACCTAGAGTACTAGAAACCAAATCACCATTTGCAGAAATTACATATATAAACTGTCCGGTTATTCTATCACGAATCTTGAATTTTTCAATCATAGTAGGTTCTTCCAATAGTTATGTGGAATTCAGGAAATAACGGAAGACCTAATTCACGACGAACTTCTACTAATTCTGGACATTCAAAGTTTATAATAAAGAAGCTGCCTGGTTTTTTTCTATCTTTTACTTCAATGATATTAGGATAGAATCTGAACGTAAATTTCTTTCTGTGATATTTTTTCCACAGATGAATGTGTTCTTCATCTGGTTTTTCCCCACGAATAATACTTACGTGAGCACCCCACGCAGGCATATCGAGTATAACATGTTTTTCTTTTTGTACGAAGTACTGGTAGTATCTTACCAAATCGTTAGGTAATTGTAATACGCACCAGTACTCAGTTCGTTTCTTCATATCTTTCCGGTCAGGGTCATATTCAAGATACCCTTCCAGTTCAATATATTCGGTAGTCACAACTCACCTATTATTATAATCCAAATATTTTAGCTACAGTTATTGCAAAAGCACCAACAATTACGGTCCCAATAGTAGTTAAAATAGGGTTAACTGCAAAAGATGTTTTATACATTAATACAGCACCAAAAATTTTGTTACGTATATCTTTCATTTTATTCTTCCCAATAACTAATAGCTTCTTTTACGGCATCTGCTGGTGAAGTGGATTTCCAATCTAATAGTTCATCATCTACCCAAGGTGAAATTTCACCTTCAACAGTACTAAACCAATGTTCCGGTGGAGTATTAATTGATTTTAAAAATGTTATAAAATGAAAAGCAAAATGTAGTTTCCATTCTTCAAATGTATTCATAATAATTCCTTTTAAATGAAAAAGCCCCACCGAAGTGAGGCTTTTGTGGTTATATTAACCTAGTACTTGATAGCGTGGACTATCAATAGTACGTAGCATTACTTGTACTGGATCTACATCCTCACCACTTAGTACTGCTTCTAATACACTTGGGCTGAATCCACTTACTAGTGCAACACCTGCGGTGTCAAACTTAACTGGATTGTTACCTGGACGTGCATTTAGATTCCAGAATACTACGGTTGGTAGTTCATATCCTGCACTTTCAAAGTCTGCTTTCGCAACTTCATATGCTGTACCATTCCAACCACCATTACGAGCGTTAAACTCCATGTCAGTTAGTACAATTAGGTTCTTTGGCATTTCGTCTGCTGGTACTTGTTGCTGAACACATACACGTAGAATTTCTTTAAAAGCCAATTCAATGTTTGTGCTGCCAGACCAGTACTGATTGCCCTGATAACGCTCAAGATCAAACTTCTTCTCAGCAATATTCGAACCTTTAAGTTCAAAGATTTGTGGACGAGTACTGAAGTTTAAGAATAGATCTTTGAAAGCACCTTCTTGTTTATCAGCAATGTACAAACCTAATGAAATAGCAACATCCATACATGTCATACTGGTTGAACCAGCAGAAGTACCCATAGAGCCAGAGGTATCTACCATTGGGATTGATTTAGAATCACCCATGAAGTTACGTAAAGCTTCCCATTGTGCCACAGCTAGTGCAGTACTTTCGGTGTTATAACGATTAAGCTTAGTGGTAATATCATATGGATACAATGCACCAGCATTTACCTTAGCTTCACCTTTTGCAAGAGATGCTAGATATTCACGATAACGACCTTCATCATGTTTCATGAATGCTGGTAGGTAACGTGAACTAGCAACTGATGGTAGTTTACCATAATCAATTTCAGACCATTCACTTGCACACATTTTCTGTTCAACGGTGTTGCTCATTGAAGATAGTAGTTTGCGGTACTGACGTTCATTGATATTCATCACAGCCATTAAATCTCGTGCAATTTTGTTGTTACTTGCACGGTTTTGGTTTGCTACGGTATTCATGTCAACTTTGCCTTGTGCGTTCTTTTTGAACTTATAGACGCGAGGCATCCATTTAGCACATAGACCATTACCGGACTTTAGTGCTTCCGCAATAGTCTGGTACGCGACAGTTTTGGACTCTGGATTTTTAAAGATTAACAGATCGTCCCAACGACCGAATTCTGCAAGTACAGGGATAATACGTAAAACTTCTTCTGGATGTTTAGACTCAACATACTTTAGTAATTCGCGTGGGGTATTACGTTCACCTGCACCACCACGAATATCCCTAGCCCAAAGGATCATCTGCAATGCTAATGTTGAATTAGCTGCATATGCCGCGTCAAAAGATGCTTTGTACGCGTTGATGTTTTTGTTACGTAGAGAACCAATCATAAAGAACAGATCTACTAACGGATTTAGGGTACTTTTTAAGGATTCCCCACCATTCGCGGTGCGAGAGCGGTTATCAGATACTGTGGTGTTTAAATTGTTTACTGCGTTTTTAAATGCTGACATTATATCTTCCTTTCAGAAATGGTTTAATTATGTTGTTGACACACTTCTCTTAAAACTTATTGATTGTGCATACATTGCTTATCAATAAGACTATTATACCACAATTTTAAATCTTGTTTCATTTTTCTCAATTAAAAACAGCACCTTGCAGTGCTGTATAATATTAATCTTCCGACTTTAGTAGATACTTGTTGTTAATAACTTTAAAGTGAACAGTACTGCCATTTACTTTTACAGTGCTTTTATATACATCACCTTCTGCGATAGGGTGAGTAATACTCGCATGATCAGCAGATGCTAGTGCTTCTTTAATAGATTCATATTCTTTAAAGAAATAAACAATATCACCTTGTGGAACCGTAGTAACACCTAGTGCAGAAGTAATTTCTAGGAAATCTGCATCATCTAAAAAGTTTTGATTATCGATATCCCAAATACGGAAACAATAGAACTGATGTTCTTCTAATTGTTCACGGTTACCCTGAATACCCGGTCCCATACACTCACCCTGTAAAGCAAGCTGACGATCATTCTTTTCACAGTACGCTTTAAGACGTGCTGGAATATCATCTTTTAGTGCAGCTTTCCAGAATGCAGTACTTTCATCGAACTTCAATGCAAGATTGCGTGAACAAACTACTACTTGAGATTCCTGCCATTGGAACGGATAAGGTTTAACTTCAAGTACTTTTAGTTCCTGTAGTTCTTCATCCCATTCAACAACTTCATCATCAACCTTTTCAACAAAGTAATCTGGATTGCTGAAGTACGCAATTGTCTGGCTAGAACCGTCAAGTTTTAGTGACTTACGGAATGGAACTTCAGTCATTGTTTGATTGAATTTACCAAATACGTTCTGAATACGATCTTCATCAGTTTTTGGAACTACTAGTGGGAAGTTACCAGCAACTTTAGCTTTGCCTGCACCAGTACCACCATTACGTTCATCTGGACGTTCGTATTTCGTAACATTCAAGTACTGTTCGATGCCATAACGGTTTTCTTCTAGGTCACGAAGAATATCTTTTGCATGACCCATAATAGTTTCAGCACATGGCTGACAGCAATACATCACATTTGAATTAATGCGATAGAAGAAGTCAGCAAATGCAATTACTGGAAGTGCAAGTCCCTGGGAAAGTTGTTTCCTGAGCTTGATTGATTTCAAACGAATACGTTCAACACCATGTTCATCAGTTTTAGTTCCATTCTTAGAAAGGAAAGAAAAACGAGGATCATTTGCCGGAAGGAATGAATCAATCTCAAAGAATACGCAGTAATCTCCTGGTGCAAATTCACCCTTTTTGATTACTACCTGCCAACCATCAATAGTTGCAACTTCAATTGCATCTGCACCATCAATAGGATTAACTTCTAGTACTTTACGAATAGTTACTAGTTTGCGGCCTTCAGTTACTAACTCTGTCATTATTTTTCTCTTTTTAATTATTTTGTAGGAACTCGACGGTTCCACTTTTGCATTACTTCTTCCATTGAATCACCAATCAAAGACGCACCACAACCAAATTCACTTTCAAGACAATTAAATGTCCAGTACATTCCACGTTCAGTAATATCTTTTTCCAAAACAAGTTGTGTTGGAGAATGATGTGAATGTTTAATATCTAAATCTTCCCCAAAGCAATGTATATCTAATGAA